AATATTTCGCCCCAATTTTTCTTACGATCTTCTTGTTTCATTTCATGGATATTACCGAGTTTCTGTTTTGGAATTGTCCCCTGTCTGTCAGGGGGGTTTTGCTTCCGTTCAGAAAATTCATTAACAATATCTAATAAAACATCCGTATCGACATTGGAGAACTTTTCTCTTTTCGATTCAGGAAGTTTTGATAAAGCATCTTCACGCAGTTTTCCATCCATCATAACGTATTTATCCTTAAAAGGTTTATACGATTCGACTTCTTTTTGAAGTTCGGCATTTAATTCTTGCCATTTCTCTTCTTCAGCGAGTTTAGCTTTTCTTGCTTCCTCTTTATTTTGTTCAAAAGTTTTAAGTTCATCTCGGAGTTTGTTTCTCTCGTCAATAACTTCATTTAACCTTGAACGTGGTATATCATTTGGTTCGGGTTTTGTCCCTTTTTCCTGTTTTACATCCGTTGTGATGTTTTCTTCTGACATTTTCACCTCTTTAGTGAGTTGTGGATTAATAAACTAAACAAGATTCATTTATCTTATTTAGTTCTTGTATTAAATCTATGCGTAATGTAAGTTACTTATATACTCTAATGCAAGAAAAAAATTACGAATTTAAGAAAAAGTGGTTTGAGTATCTCGAATACCAACCACATAATGGGCAATTAGCGTTACATTTTCCCCAAAAACCCAATGCAAGATTCCATGTTATGGTCTGTGGGAGAAGATTTGGGAAAACTTGGGCGAGTGCTATGGAAGCCACTTATGTAGCATCACAACCTAATAAAAGAATTTGGGTTGTTGGTATGTCGTATAAAAAGGCTCGACTCATCTTCAGGGAAATTTGGCAAAGAATGGTTGTTGGACATCCTGAAGATATTATTAGATCGTCAGAAAAAGATATGTATATTAAGTTTAAATGGGGGACAACTGTTGAGGGGATGTCTGCTGATAATCCCGATTCACTTGTTGGAGAAGGCTTAGACTTACTCGTGATTGACGAAGTTGCCAAAATGAATAAAAGAATTTGGGATATGTATTTATCCCCAACTGTTGCTGGTCGAAAAGGGAAAGTAATCTTTATTACAACTCCTGAAGGAAGAAATTGGATTTATGATCTATATAAACTTAGTGAGCAAGATGAAGAATGGGAGAGTCATTCATCACCATCTTGGATAAATCAACATGAGTTTCCTCTTGGGCTTGAAGATACTGCTATTTTAGAACGTAAACGTAATATGTCTCCCGAGCTATTTGCTCAAGAATTTGGTGCTGAATTTTCAGTATTTGAAGGTAAGGTATGGGACTTCAACCGAGATTTAGATGTTGGAGACTTCCCATACGATGCTAATTTACCAACTTATTGCTCTATTGACTTTGGTTATAGAATGCCAGCAGTAATATTTGCACAAACTCAATGGATAGGTGAGATAGAACATATTAGAATATTTGACAGTATTCTGCACAAACAGAATGTTAAAACAGAAGATTTAATCAAGATGATTAAAACAAAAGGCTATCCAATAACTTCATATTATGGTGATCCAGCTGGTAGTTCTGTCCAAGGGCAGAGTGGGGCTGGCGATATGGAGATATTTAGAAGAAGTGCCATTAGAGTACTCTGTATGAGAGATAGAGAGAGCAGAAATATAACTGCAAGTGTTTCTTATGCAAGAGGTTTTTTCTCAAGTGCTGATGGCACACGAAGGATTCACGTTGATTTGAGGTGTAAAGATGTTATTGAAGACTTTGAAGAATATCGTTATCCCGAAACAGAAGATGGTAAACCAATTAAAGAAGAACCGATAAAAGATGGATACCATGATCATGGCAATGATGCCTTTAGATATTTCATAACAAATAGATTTCCAATCAAAAATAGAACAATGCAAAGGATTCAAAGATGATTAGTCAATTAATAAAAGATAAATTGCAAGAAGTAAAATTGAAACAGTCCTACGAAAAAAGAAAAGAGATTCGTAAATATTTGGATTATTATTCAGGAACATCAACTAATGAGTATATTAAACAATACTTTACAGGTGATGCTTTTGGAGAGATACCACCATCTCTAACAAATTTTACACGAAAATTCATAAATAAGATAAGTCGTATATATACTTTAGGGGCATCGAGGACAACAGGCAACACAACAGAACTTTACAATAGTTTAATACCTACAAAAGATGTTAGAATGAAGCATTCAGAGAGAATGACTCGTCTTGTTGGAACGATTGCTAATAGAGTGTATTGGGAAAATGATAAATTTGATTATAGACCGATATATTACTTTGAATCGTACTTTGGAACAAATCCATTTAAACCAGATGCAATAGTATATCCCTTATTAAACAAGACATCTGATTTATCAAATACAGAATCATTGCAATGGGAATACTGGGATGCTGAAAAATATGCTATTCTTGATGAGTATGGAAATGCTTCGAGTGAAGAAGTTAACCCCTATGGAGTAATTCCTTTTATTTTTACACATAAAGAAGATCAGTTGGACTCTTTTTATGTGGAGGGTGCTAATGATATTATTAATTGTAATGAACAAGTGAATATCGGTCTTACAGAAATGAATCTTGGATTGAGGTTTAATATGTTTGGTCAACCTTGGGTAAAAGGATTACGAGCAGATCAAGGTATGCTTAGAACTGGCTCTAATACAATTCTTGATATGGGGGATGATGGTGAATATCACGTTACTTCACCACAAGGCAATGTTCAAGAAGCAATCGAAAATATCAAGTTCCAAATTGAACTTGTAGCATCAAACAATCATTTATGGATTCAATGGGCAGAGTCAGGCGGTGAAGTTCCATCTGGTATCTCTTTAATGATTAAAGACCTTGAAAGAAAAGAAGATTACTTTGATGATATTGCAATGTGGAGACTATATGAAAAAGATTTTTATGATGTTGAAAGAACTATTGCGGAATATAATGGTATTCATTTATCTGAAGAATTTGGTGTGGATTTTGCGGAAGTCGAATACCCAACAACGGTCCAAGACCAAATCCTAAGAGATAGTTTTGATTTAGAGCAAAACTTAATTACTCGTGCCAAAATTATGGTAAGGGATAACAAAGATTTAAATATAGAACAAGCACAGGGGATTATTGATGCAAACAGACAAACAAATGACAAAGAAAATAAACAGTCAATCTTTGCTCAATTCCGTAAGGAAGCTGGACAAGATCAATAATATTGATATAGAATTTGATGGTATAATAGAAGAAATTCTCGATGACCCTATCAGTTGGGGTGAAAGACAGATTGAGAGATTTATTCTCGAAAATGAAAATAAGTATTTAGAATCAAAGAAACTTGGAAAGGACTTTTGGGATGAAATTAAAGATGGAAGTTAATTTTGACTTTGGTAAACTTGCCAATAAATTGCCTAAAATTATCGATAATCAACTTGATATGATGATTATAAGTGCTGAAAGGGGTTCTAAAGAAAATATTGACAAAGGTGTTACTCCAAAATTAAAAGATTCAACTATTAGAAAACGAAAACGCAAAAATATAACAGGGACAAAACCCCTTTATGAAACTGGTGAATTATACAGAAGTATCAAAGGATCAAAAGATGGCTTGGAAATCCAACGTGGTGGAATTTGGCATCATAAGGGTATAGAAAGACCTCAACGACCATTTATACAAGTATCTAATAAAGATATTACGCCTACTTTTGATAAATTCAAAAAAGAACGTAAAGAAGCATTGCATTTATCAACCCCCATTAAATCGAGGTAATTATGCCCGAACAGGAGATATTAGATGACAAAGACAGAGAAATACTCTTATGGATCGCACTCGGACTCTCATTCGACATTAGAGTCTTTAGTGAAAGACTTGGACAAGAAATTGAAAGACTTAGAAGAAGTGGTGTTAGCGAACAATCAATTATTGGGGTTCTTGGTACAGATTTTAAGCGGAGTGGAAGAATCTTCGGAGAGTTTAAAAACGCAATCAAACGAGGACTTGTTGGAGGAATTAACCAAGCATTCCGCAGAAGCGGAGAAATGGGGCAAAAGTTAAGATGGATTGCCATTTCAAAGAATGTATGCCCTGATTGTGAATCTCGTGCTGGCGAAGTTGATACATGGGAAGGATGGGAAGCAAGAGGAATGCCAGCATCGGGTTGGAGTATCTGTAAAGAATATTGTTATTGTCAGTTGATGCCTGAAGGTTTAGAAATTAGTGATAACTTGAGAATATGAAGAAATTCAAAATCATAGAATGGTATTGTGAAAGATGTAACTGGGATTGGAAAACACTTTCCGTAACTGATATTGTAGAAGAATGTCCAAAATGTCATTCTACACAAGTAAAGAAATCTAAGACTAATGTTTAATAATGCCATAAGGTATAACGATTTATTAGATTCTATGTATAGTTATTCTATAACTTATTATACGTTAGTATAATAGTATCCGAATATTTGATATACCCCTACCCCAATTTTTCGGTATAGGTAATAGCTAAAAACGGCATTTAAAGGCACTCTATACATACACCCCCTACTTGATTTTCGGTATACCCCCTATCAGTTTTTCGGTATAGGGGTATGTAAATATCTCTTACCCCCCTACCGAATTTTCGGTATACCCCCCCTAATTTTAGGGTTCTAATTTCTCTCTTTCTATTATTTTTTTCTGCCATTCTTTTCTTTGATGGGGTGTTTGTCTGCCTGCTTTTGGAGGTGATAAACCAACTTTTTTGGCACGAATATTCCATGCTCTTGCCTCTCTACGCTTCTTATTCTTACGATTATTACGTCTAATTGATGGCGATTTTGGTGGTTCAACCCTCTTTACTCGATCTTTTTCTTCTATAATAGGTCTTTCAGGCAGAACGACCATGTTATCTTCGACAATCTCTGCTTCTTGGACTTCAGCATTCTGAAATACTTCTGATTCTTGTGTACCGAGGAACTTCTCAAAGGGGGATTGGTGATTTTGAATCTCAACTCGTTTTATCAATTTGCCTGAATGCTCAAGAACCAATCTACCAGCTTGTACATTCCCACCTTCAGCTTCACGAATCATTGAATTGAGAACAGAAGGTAACTTTGCCCCGAATGAGATCATGTATTTTTGATAGAATACTTCTATAAACTCGGGGTCCTTCATCCAATGTTGGACTGCCCCTTTAGACACACCAGCTTGGTCAGCAATCTCTTGATATGTTGCTCCAGCATTAGCAATCATAAACTCTAATGCCCTAACTTTGGTAGGTTTCCAATTAACTGGAAATCGTGTACTCATTTAATATACCTTTTTAGTTAGTATATTATAAGTATATTATACCATTTAATACAATGACTATTTAAGGGTACTTATTTCTGCGACCTAAATCCAATATAGGCAGAAATCATAGTATAGAAACATAACAAGTAAACTTTGATATAACGATGTAAACACATTGTAAAAACAATGGTAGGTTTTCCCAACTTTTTTTTTCAAAACAGGGTATAAGCCTTCTTATTGCTTATTTTGTGAGGAATGCGGTAGCAGTAACTTTCATAATTAACCATACCCCCTCCCCCTAAAGAAGATAAAAAGATCTTGTTATCATACTAAAAACTTAAGCAAAGCTGAAGCAAAACTTAAGCAAAGCTGAAGTAAGAATTTAAAGAAGATAACCCGATCTTGTTATCTTGAAAGGTCTTATGTAATGCACTTAAAAACACCATAAAAATAACCATAAAAAAAAACCATAAAAAAATAAAATAAACCTTGCCACGTCCAGTAATTATGAATACATTCTTTAAACACAAACAAAGGATAAAACATGAAAAATACACAAGGATACATCAAGAAGTTTACTTTTTTAAAATTACTCTCCCATAAATATAACGGATTAGGAGTCGTAACATCTGTTAAGCATAACGCCCCAACCGGAAAATATGATCCGGACGGAACGCCTAAAATGAAAGTAATCTCTCTAATTTATCTTACTCCAAACGGAAATCCGGATTCCGTAAATCCTTCAACACGCCGTGGGGATATTCATATTGGGACTTGGGCAAAAGGTTACGGATGGGAGTTCCCTTGTGATTGGGACTTGGGCAAAAGGTTACGGAAGTGATATGAAATAACT